TCGTCCTGTTTATCCCCAAAAACGGCCACAACAACCCAGGCAGGCCCCTGTTTGGGCCAACCTGCCCAGGGCTCTAACTAATGGCTGCAAAATCTAAACAGCCCGTAACTGGGGCGGTAAAGCCACGCTTGCACAACACCTTTTTGAAAGGCCCTAGCCGCGGTGATGAGGTGGCACAACTAGCTGAGGATATTGGCCTACCCCTCTTACCCTGGCAGCGCTTTGTTTTAAACGATATGTTGACGATTGACAAAAACAAACAATTTGTGCGTAAGACAAACCTGGTCATTTGTGCGAGACAAAACGGCAAAACTCACTTGGCGCGTATGCGTATCCTGGCAGGGTTGTTTTTGTTTAATGAACGTAACCACGTAGTAATAAGCTCGGCTAGATCAATGGCCCTTACCACTTTTAGAGAGGTGGCTAATGCTATTGAGGATAGCCCTGAGTTAAAAAAGCAACTTAAAAGCATCAGGTATGCAAACGGTAATGAGGCCATAGTTTTAAAATCAGGCGCTCGCTTAGACGTACGCGCAGCTACTAGAGACTCAGCCCGCGGCGCTACAGCTGATTTTTTGTTTATTGACGAGCTGCGAGAGGTTGACCAACTCGCCTTTGCCGCGGCTATGCCAATTACGCGTGCAAAACCTAATAGCCAAACTTTGCTAGCGAGTAACGCGGGTGATGCTTTTAGCATTACTTTAAATGAGGTACGCGAAAGAGCCCTTAGCCACCCGCCTGCCTCAATGGGCTATTACGAATACAGCGCGCCCCAGTTTGCAGCTTTAGATGATCGCAAAGCCTGGGCGCAGGCAAACCCTGCTATGGGCGTACTTATAACTGAGGCAGCTTTACAAGAGGCCCTAACTATCCAAACAACCGAGCAATTTCGCACAGAAAGTTTGTCACAATGGATTGACAGCTTACAAAGCCCCTGGCCTCACGGCGCGGTTGAGGATGCCAGCGACATCAACCTTAAAATGAGCCCTGGGCCTTTAACGGTGTTTGCCTTTGATGTTAGCCCGTCTAGGCGTGATGCCAGTTTGGTTATGGGCCAGGTATTGCCTGACGGGCGCATAGGTGTAGCTGTGCTGGATACCTATAGCTCACAGGTTGCTGTTGATGAGCTTGCCATAGCTGCATCAATTAAAAAGTGGGCAGACCTGTACTATCCACGTGTTGTTTGTTATGACAAATACACAACCGCCAGTATTGCCCAAAGACTACAAAATGCGGGCGTACAAACGCGCGATATATCAGGGCAAACCTTTTATACCGCTTGCTCAGATTTTCACGACAGCCTAGTAAATGACAGGTTGCGGCATAGCGGGCAAGATTTACTGATCCAGCAAATGGCCAACTGTGCAGCCAAAATTACAAGTGATGCCTGGCGAATTGTGCGGCGTAAATCAGCTGGCCCTGTAGATATACCTATAGGCCTGGCTATGGTGATCCACGTACTAGCTCAGCCCGTAGCTGAGGCCAAAGTGTACGTTTAGACACGCCGAAAGGTTTTTTAGCGTTTGTCGTTGACTTTTACGCCATTATTACGTTATGGGATTGTTGCAAACTTTTGGCATAGGTAAAAAAGATATAACCGCGCAACTAGCCCCTGCCATTATGTCGCAGGGTTATGGTGTTGGCGTTTATAGCTATGGTGGACTTTATGCAACAGGCAACGGCGCGCCTTTTATGGATCGCTTTGTAGCTTTGCAGGTACCCGCTGTTGCTAGATGCCGTAACTTAATTGCAGGTGTTATATCCAGTATTGATTTAGAGCTTTATAAAAAATCTACAGGCGTTAAATTAGAAAGCCCTCTATGGCTTGATCAACCTGATATGCGCCAGCCACGTAGCGTAACAATTGCATACACAGTAGATAGTTTGCTTTTTTATGGTGTTGCTTATTGGCGCGTTACATCATTATATGCTGATGACGGGCGCCCTAGTGGCTTTGAGTGGGTTGCTAATAATCGCGTAACAGTTACAACTGATGAGACAGGCGAAACTGTCCAGTACTACAGTATTAACGGTGTACGCGCGCCTATGTCAGGTATTGGATCACTTGTTACTTTCCAATCTTTATTACCTGGCGTATTAGAAACTGGCGCCCGCACTATCCAGGCAGCAATTGATGTACAAAAAGCGGCAAGTGTTGCAGCTGCTACACCTATGCCAACAGGCTTTATTAAAAATAGCGGTGCTGATCTACCTGAGGCACAAATTAGCGGTTTGCTGGCTGCGTGGAAAGCAGCACGTGCCTCACGCAGCACAGCATATTTAACTAGCACTTTAGATTACCAACAGGTTGGCTTTTCGCCTAAAGAAATGACCTACAACGAAAGTAGCCAGTACTTAGCTACTGAAATTAGCCGTTTGATGAACGTACCCGCTTATTACATCAGCGCGGATATGAATAACAGCATGACGTACCAAAATATTTTAGACGGGCGCAAAGAGTTTGTTGCTTATTCTTTGCAGCCTTTTATTAGTGCAATTGAAAACCGTTTATCAATGGATGACATTACAGCCCACGGTAACGTTGTGCGCTTTGCACTAGATGAAACCTTTTTACGAGCAGATACAGCTGCACGTTTGGATGCAATTGAAAAGATGCTTAATCTAGGTTTAATTGATTTACAGCAAGCTCAAAGTATGGAACAACTAAGCCCTAGTGGCCTAAATGAAGGAGTAGCAACTAATGCAACCGTTGATCTTAACGTTTAGCGGCAATATTGAAGCTGTGGATAGCGGAGACCGCCGTACTATCTCGGGTAAAATTGCACCTTATGATGAGGTTGGATATACCTCAGCTGGTAAAGTGGTTTTTGCTGAGGGTTCAATTAGCGCACCTGAACCTAGCCGCGTAAAACTTTTAATGTCGCACGACAACTCAAAACCCGTAGGCCGTATGCAAAGCATTACCTCAGCTAAAGACGGGTTGTATGCCAGTTTTAAAGTGAGCGCATCATCACGCGGCTCAGATGCAATTTTGCTAGCCCAGGAGCAACTTATGGACGGCTTATCCGTTGGTGTTGAAGTTACAGCATCAAAGCCCCAGAAGGATTATCTCCTGGTCACCGCTGCCACTTTACGCGAAGTGTCACTCGTTGAGAGCGCGGCTTTTGCCAGCGCTGCGGTGCAAAAAATTAGTGCGCAAGAGGGCAATATGCCACTAGATGCAGCTGAAACAACGAGTACAAAAATTACGACTACTAACACCGTAATAAATACAACAACCACCGAAACCGAAACCGAAAGCGAGGCCGCTGTGACTACAGCCCCCGATCAAAACGCACCTGAGGCCGTTGATGCCACAGAGCAGGCTGCACCTACAGTAGAGGCAGCTCGTAAAATCATCCTACCTAGCGCACTTAACTCACAACGAGTACGCACACCTATCGTTAATATGGGTTCATATACAGAGCATAAAATCAAGGCTGCACTTGGCAACGAGGACTCAAAGCTTTACGTAACAGCCGCAGATGACAGCTTTTCAACTAACCCAGCGTTTAACCCAACTCAGTACCTATCAGAGTTTCCAACAAATACACGTTTTGGCACACCGTCTATTGACGCCTGTAGCCGTGGAGTCTTGCCCAATTCTGGGATGACAATTAACGTGCCCTCACTTGTTACCTCAGCTGGCGGCGGTACAGGTGTAGCACCTGTTGTAACCGTTGAAGCTGAAGCTGGGGCCGTACAAAATACAGGTATGGAAACAGCCTATTTGTCAGGCACAGTAAATAAGTACTCAGGTATGAACACAATTAGCATTGAATTGCTAGAGCGATCAGACCCTAACTTTTATTCTGAGCTAACAGCACAGCTACAAAATGCTTACCTAAAGACACTTGACACAACAGTTAATGCTGCACTTATTACAGCGGGTACTGTTGCTACAACAGCACAGGCTGCAACGTCTGCGGGTATTATTGGTTACGCATCAGAGGCAGCACGTCTTGTTTATGAGGCTACTGGCTACTATGCACAAAACTACATAGCTAATGGATCACAATGGCAACTTTTGATGTCCGCATCGGATACGACTGGGCGCCCTATCTATTCAGCTAGCCAGCCAATGAACGCGGGCGGGCTAACACAGCCAGGTTCAATCCGCGGTAACGTATTAGGTCTTGATCTCTATGTAGATAAGAACTTTGCGGCTACTACAACTGTTGATGACTCAGCAATCATCCTTGCACCTGAGGCATTTACTGTTTATCAATCACCACAGGCTTACATGTCTGTAAATGTTGTTTCTAACCTACAGGTACAGGTTGCTATTTATGGATACATGGCAACAATTGCGAAAATGCCTAAGGGTATTATTCGTTACAACTTTACCTAAGATAACCCACTAATAGTTTGGTAGGGCTCTTAGCCCTTTGAGCCCTACCAAACCTTTTAAAGTAAGGAGTACACAAATGCCAGCAACCTACGTTACGGCTGCAACACTAAAAGCCTCTTTGGGTGTTGGCACCCTGTATGACTCTTACACCTGGATTGAGGACACTTGCCAGGCAGCACAAGATTTAATTAATGGCTTTTTGTGGTTTGATACCGCGCCTGTTGTTGGTACAGCTTTGGTAAGTAACGTAGCTACAGTTATGGTGGCTAACCCAGGCATTTTTACAGTAGGCGAAAGCGTGACAATTGCGGGTGCTGGATCAACCTTTAACGGCACCTACACAATTACAGGCACATTACCTTTTAGCACAGGAACAAATAACATTTTGCCAGCATTTAATATGAACCTTAACTATTGGCAAAATCCACAGGGTTATAGTTTTATCCAGTATGCAAAGACAGCTGCCAATCAAAACTTTAGGCGCGTATTGCCATACGGCACCGTTACAGGTGATGACACTAAAACAACAACTTACGCAAATACACCCGCGATTAATGCAGCTGCTCTTATGCTTGCTGAAAATATCTGGACAGCACGCTTTAGCACACAAAACGGCGGTACAAGCGTGGACGGCTACAGCCCTAGCCCGTTTAAAATGTCCAATACATTAATGGCCTCTATTAGAGGGCTTTTAGCGCCGTACTTATCACCTGCGGCTATGGTGGGCTAATGGCTGCAATAACAACTTTACGTACAACAATTGCTACGGCTCTTACAAATGCAGGTGTATGGAGCGTTTTTGCCTATCCGCCCAGCACCGTATTGGCCAACAGCGTTTGCGTTGCACCCTCAGACCCATATATCGCCCCAGGCAATAACTCATACGCCAGCATCTCGCCTATGGCTAACTTTAAAATTATTATGACCGTGCCTATGTTTGACAATGAGGGCAACCTAAAAGGCATAGAGGACACAATAGTAGCTGTGTTTAAAAAATTAGCAGCAAGCTCTATTGTTTTTAATGTTACCGCCGTATCCGCACCTGCCGTACTGAGTGTTGCTAGCGGTGACCTTTTGACAGCTGATCTACAAATATCCGTACTAACGAGCTGGGAGTAATTAAATGTCATTATCAGATGAGGAAAAAGCATTTTTAATCAAAATTGGGCAAGGTTTGCCAAAGGAGATTAAAGAAAACCAACCAAAAGAAACAACAACACAGAAAGTAGAGGAATAGCCCAATGGCGATTTTCTTATCAAACGGCGTAGTGGCTACTCTAAATAGCGTAGCTCTATCAGATCACGTAACTAGCGCGACAATCAACCGTAGCTTTGATGAGCTAGAGGTTACAGCTATGGGCGATAGCGCTCATAAGTTTGTTAAGGGCTTAGAGGCCAGCACAATCACTTTGGATTTTCTAAATGATGATGCAGCCTCAGGTGCGGGCGCTGTTCGCGCAACACTACAAGCTGCCTGGGGTACAACCGTGCCACTAACTCTAAAGCAAACAAGCGCCGCGGTTTCAACAACCAACCCGCTATACAGCACTACAGTTTTGGTTAACAACACAACCGACATCAACGGCGCTGTTGCTGATGAGTCAACACAGAGCATTACATTTACTTGTAACTCACCAATTGTAATTACAACCGCACCATAACAAAATAGAAAAGGGGCTAACACAATGGCAAGACTTAAAATAACAAGGGCTAACGGCGATATTACAGAGCATCAAATAACGCCGCGTATTGAGTATGCCTTTGAGTTATATGCAAAGACAGGGTTTCATAAGGCGTTTAGAGATTTTGAGCGCCAAAGTGATATTTACTGGCTAGCCTGGGAGTGCATACGCACAAGCGGCGAAACCGTAAAACCTTTTGGGGCAGAGTTTTTAGATACCTTAGTACGCGTTGAGGTGCTAGATGATGCCCCTTTGGAATAGTGGGGCGCGGTAACTTTGGTTACCTCATAGCGCAGCTAGCCGTTGAAACGGGTATCGCGCCCCAGTATTTACTAGACCTTGATGATGTAATGCTAAAGAATATGATCAGGGTTTTACACGACAGAGCTAAGGAGATGCAAAATGCCAGTAGAGCTAGAGGGGGCCGTACAACTACGCGTAGCTCTTAAACGTTTTGCACCTGATCTAGCTAAAGAAACTCAAACTGAAATGGGTGCAGCTTTAAAGACAGTTACCCAGGTAGCGCGTGGCTTTGTGCCTAGTGACGGTCAGGTATTGTCAGGCTGGACTAAAAATATATCGGGCATAGAAAACCTAACATATAGGCCTTTTCCAAAGTTTAACTCAGTACAAGCTAAGGCAGGCATTACCTATAGCACAGCACCCTCAAAACCTAACAAAAATGGCTTTGTTGCTTTGGCGCGTATCCTTAATAAATCAGCTGGCGGTGCTATCTATGAGACAGCTGGCCGCAAAAATCCTCAGGGCCAGCCTGTCTATAAGCGCGTGGGCCGTGTTTATCGCACAAGCGGCGCTGAGGATTATCCAACCGCAGATTTTCAGCTTAACTATTACTTACCGCCAGGCGGTGACCGTAAGGGCTATAACAACTCGCTCAACCCTGATGCGGGCAAACAGTTTATTGATAACCTCAACTCAACAGGCCAGCTAGTCAACGCACGGCCTAAAGGTATGGTTGGCCGCCCAACAACAAAGCAAACAGGCCGTTTGATTTATCGAGCGTGGGCTGAGGATAACGGCAGGGCTAATGCAGCTGTAATTAAGGCTATTGAAAAGTCATCAGCTATGTTTTATGAGCAAACGAAAAGAGCTGCATAATGGCAACTGATCTAGTAATCAATATAGCCAGCCAGTTTTTAGGCAAAAAGTCTTTTGCTGATGCAGATAAAGCCACTAAGAAACTTACAGGCAGCGTTAAAAATCTAGGCCGCACGCTAGGGGTAACCCTAAGCGCTGGGGCTGTTTTGGCTTACGGCAAAGCCTCAGTTAAAGCAGCTAGTGATGATATTAAGGCACAAAAGTTATTAGCTAACAGCTTAAAAAATGTTGGTCTAGCTTACGCCTCAATTGACGTAGAAAACTTTATTAATAAAATGCAGAGCCAAACGGGTATTTTAGATGACACCTTACGCCCTGCCTTTTCAAGCCTTGCAGCTGTAACTGGATCAGTAGCCCAAACTCAAAAGCTAATGGGGCTTGCTTTTGATGTATCAAGTGGCTCAGGTTTAGACTATGCCTCTACTATAGATTTACTGTCACAGGCATATGTAGGTAACACTAAAGGCCTAAAGCAATTAAGGTTAGGTTTAACACAGGCCGAAATTAAGGCTATGTCGTTTGATGAGATAGTAGATACCCTCAACCAAAGGTTTAGTGGCTCGGGGGCTATTGCCCTTAACTCATATACGGGGCAAATGGATTTACTAAAAGTATCGGCCTCTAATGCTAGTGAGATTATTGGCACAAGCCTTTTAAGCGCTATTAGCTCGCTAGGCGGTAGTGACGGCATAAGCAAGGTAGGAGGGCAAATAGAGGGCGCTGCCTCATCACTAGCTAACTTTATTGACAGTATTGTTTATCTCAAAGAGCAAATTGCCAGTATCCCAGGTGCAGGTATTGTCAAGGGCGCCTTTGGCCTTGTGGCTAACGTACTGGGCCGATTTAGCCCACAGCGCTTAGAGGAACTAATCAAAGAGGTTAAGGGGCCACAACCTTTTAGCCAGCCTATGAGTTTGGCAAATCAAGATACAGGCCGTGCAGCTTTGGCAGCTGCTAAAAAGGCAGAGCTAGATGCTATTAAGCGCAATAAAGAGCTTGCTAAATTGGCTAAAGATCAGGCTAAAAGCGCAGCTGCAACAGCTAAGGCAAAGAAAGATCAGGCCGCCCTTGATAAAGCTGCCGTGGCTTTAGGTAAAGGTCAGGATGTTTTTAACCTGGATGCTATTCAAATACAGGCTGCTCTACTGGCTAAACAACAGGAAATTGACAAGCTAGGCGTAAATGCTACAGATCAGCAACGCTTACAGCTGGCTAATGACCTAGCCCGCCTAACAGTAAAGCAAGACATATTGGCGTTAGAGGATGCAATAGCAAATAAAGATGTTGCCGCTGCTACCCGCCTGGCTGAAAAGCTAAACAAAGATTTACAGATATTAGGCACGCTACAAAACCAAAGCTACAAGCTCACAGATATTAAAAATATCCTGGATGCCCTAAAGCCTAAAGAGCTTATTGATCAAAACAACCTTAATATGACCCTGGATAAAATTAAGGAGATGCTACGGCTACTGGCCCAGGCTAATACGCAGGCTACGGCAAAGCTACCCACTAGCAGCTCATTAGGCTCAGGTATCTCAGTAGGCGATTACATAGCACCTATTGACACTAAGGGCGGCTCTATTGAGGCAATTATTGAGTACGCTGAGGCAGCTACAGAGCGTGCTAATGCTTTTGCCCTGCTACAAGAGCAGCAAAACTATGCTGACTATTTATCACTTATTGAGTACCAAAGAAAACTAGGAGATTTAGGCGGCTATAGCCCTAATATGAACACAGGCCGTGGCTATGGTGCTGGCTCTACTGAGGTTATTGTAACTATTGAGGACAAGACAAGCGGCCTAATTGAGGTAGTGCAAACGGCCGTACAACAAAATAACAGGTTTGGTAACAATCTTAATTACGCAGGGGCTATTGCCGTATGACAATCCCAGTAATTAACGCGGTTATTAACTTTAGTACTGGGCCTAGCTTTGCTCAGGCTATGGTTTTGGATAGCGGTATCTTAGGCACCAATATTTTGGCTGATAGCGCATCAGTTATTGTTGATGTTTCAAACGTGGTTGACAGCATACAAACTATGCGAGGCCGCAACCCTCAGGCTGATCAATTTCAAACAGGCACTCTTACTATGCGTATCGTGGATCAAAACGGCGATTTTAACCCTCAAAACCCAGCCAGCCCTTATTACACGCTATTGACCCCTATGCGTAAAGTGCAAATTACGGCTACCTATGGGGCAACTACCTACCCTATCTTTTCAGGCTTTATTACAACCTACACAACCACTACGCCTAAAAACGCTAATGATGTTGTGTACACAACTATTACAGCTGTGGATGCTTTCAGGCTTGCTCAAAATGCTCAGATTAGTACGGTGGCAGGTGCGGCAGCTGGCCAGTTATCAGGTACACGCATTAATGAGATTTTGGATCAAATTGGCTGGCCTGCAACTATGCGTGACGTAGATGCGGGTTTAACTACTATGCAAAATGACCCAGGCACGGCACGTACAAGCCTTGCAGCTATGCAAACGGTAGAGATAAGTGAGTATGGCGCGCTCTATGTTGATGCCTCAGGCTCTTTTGTTTTCCAGGATAGAGCTGTAACCGCTGGCAGCACAGGCAAAGCTCCTGTTGTGTTTAACGATAACGGCACAGACATAGGCTACTTTGATGCCGTTTGGAGACTAGACGATACTTTAGTTTATAACTCAGCCTCTATTACTCGTACAGGCGGCACGGCTCAAACAGCTATCAATCAAGCCAGCATAGATAAGTACTTTATCCATAGCTATAACCAACAAAACCTTTTAATGGAAACTGATGCCGTAGCTCTGGACTATGCGCGTGCTTATATTGCCTCACGGGCTGAAACCTCTATCCGCTGTGATGCTATCAAGCTAGATTTATACACAGACAACTATGCAGCTGGAATTGTTGCAGCCTTAGGTTTAGATTATTTTGACCCAGTAACCATTACAACTAATCAGCCTGGCGGATCAACCCTAACTAAAACTTTGCAGGTGTTTGGAGTAGCACAAACAATTACCCCTAACAGCTGGAAAACAACACTAACCACTTTAGAGCCGATTATTGACGGCTTTATATTAGACTCATCCATATACGGCTTGCTTGACAGCGGCGTATTGGCTTACTAAGGAGCAAAACTATGGCAGCTGGACAAGGTTTTAAAACCTTTACAACAGGTGAGGTATTGACCGCAGCTGATGTCAACGGCTATTTAATGCAAGGAGTGTTGGTTTTTGCCAGCGCCGCAGCTCGTGATGCAGCTATCACCTCACCACAAGAGGGACAGTTTGCCTACACAAAAGACAATAACTCACTTTGGTATTACACAGGATCAGCCTGGGCGGCATCAGGTGCAACAGGCGATATTGAGGGCGTTACAGCTGGTGTAGGTATTTCAGGCGGTGGCACCTCAGGCACAGTAACAATAACTAATGACATGGCCACGACAATCACAGCCAGCGGCGATATTGTTGTAGGTACAGGCAGCGGTACTTATGATAATTTACCTATTGGTACTACTGGACAAGTGTTAACGGCCGATACAACCGTATCACCATATAAAGTAAAATGGGCCGCTGGCGCATCAGGTCAAGCGACAGCCCCAACCTGTACGGCTTATACAAATGGTAATATGAGCTGGACGGGCGGCACACCTCAAAACTTTACATATACAAGTGAAGAAACAGATACAGACGGTTTTCATAATAATTCAACAAACACAGATCGCATGACTATACCTACTGGTTTAGGCGGCGTTTACGTGGTAACAATTAGCTACTTATTAAGTGGAGCTGGATCGTCTTACCACTATTTACAAATCCAAAAAAATGGTGCCAATATGAACGGCACCACGGTTATGTCAGACCCTCAGGGGCGCGGGTCTTTAACTATTGTTGCTGCTTTGGTAGCAGGTGACTATATGACGGCCTCACTACAGCAAAGCGGTACGGGTACTTTTTACACAGAGCGCCGTTTTTCTATCGTGAGAGTAGGTCTATAACATGGCTATTTTTGAATATCCAATGCCCGCTGATGTTAACGGCGAGCAATTAAAAAATGAGTTAAAAGCTGAGAGTGTTTATCAAATAGAAAATACTTTGTACATTGTTGGTGATTTATCTAAAGAAACAATAGATAAAGCTCTAGCAGCTCACATGCCAACCGAGCCAACCGTAACCGAAAAGTTAGCTAGTGTAGGTTTATCCATAGATGATTTAAAGGCAGCTTTGGGCCTTTAATGCTTACAAGTTATAACGGCTGGCCAGCCTCAAAAGATCAGGCAGAGATTGGTATAAAGTCATACCCTGTACCTGGCAGCACAATCAAGTTGCGGTGCGCTGAAAAGGTTGCGCCCTTGCTTGTAGGCTTTGCCGCTGAGTTTCATAAACTAATTGAGCCAATTGATGAGGGCTCTTTAGATGATTGGGGCTATTGTTTTCGTATGGTACGCGGCACAACGGACAAGCTGAGCAACCACAGCTCAGGTACGGCTATAGACCTAAACGCTACTCAGCACGCTTTGGGCAAAGTAGGCACGTTTGAAGCTGGCAAAGTACCTATGATCCGTGCCCTAGCTAAAAAATATGGTTTAACCTGGGGTGGCGATTACAAAAACCGCAAAGATGAGATGCATTTTGAAGTAAGTTTAACGCCTGAAAAGGTAACAGCCTTAATTACAAAGTTAGGATTACAAAATGCCAACTAGCTCACAAGTAACAGTAACTACAACAGCAACTTTATTAGTAGCTGCAAATATTATGGATCAAACCGTATGGCTTCATAATCTAGGCGGCGGTAGTGTGTATTTAGGCGATGCTAACGTAACTACAAGCAACGGTTACAAGCTAGATAATGGCGATAAAATGCAGGTGCCTGTAGGTGACCATGAGGGCCTTTACGCTATTGCTTCATCTGGAACCCATACGATTGCTGTGCTAAAACAAGTCAACTAAGGGGCATTTAGGAGCAATACAATGAAAGAGCAACTAAAGGCAGCTGCGCTGTCTTACCTACGTGCGGCTTTGTCGTGCGTGGGTGCGCTGTATATATCAGGAATATCAGACCCTAAAGTACTGGCTAATGCTTTTTTGGCTGGCCTCATTGGCCCGCTACTAAAAGCTATTCAGCCGTCTGAAAAGCAATTGGGCGTAGGCGCTAAGTAATGGAACAGGCCCAGCTTTTAGTCGGTGTAGCTGTGGGCAGCTGTACCATTTTGGGGCTAGGAGCTGGGCTTATACGCCACCTTGTTAAGTACTACCTATCAGAGCTAAGGCCTGACGGTAACGGCGGGCACAACCTTAGGGGCCGCGTTGACCGTATTGAGGCACGCGTGGACAAGATTTACGAAATGCTTTTAGAGGATCGCTTAGCAAAGTAGGGCGTGTCTTATTGCGTTTTGTCAGCCCTTACCCTCATACTTTTGTTACACACGCTGAGAGGGCTACTTACGTGGTGGCTTAATCGGCCTTAACAAAGGGCGAAATATGAACAGTTTAGATGTACTAATAGGCCTTGCCGCTTGTGGTATGGGTTTTATGTTTATGGTAATTGGCTACTCAATTGGGTTTAAACACGGCCACGGCGAGGGCTACGTAAGAGGGCGCAATATTGCCAAAGCTTTACGTGATGCGGAGCTAATCAAATGACTAATTTTCTAGAGGGCTACGAGGACGTAAATGCCAGGATTATCCGCGCTCGCTCAGAGTTTCCTACAATGCGTCTGGTTGCATACATAGAGGACATAGATATAACAAAAGGTTATATATTGGTAAGAGGCGAGGCCTACCGTAACTATGATGACGAAAAGCCCAGCGCTGTAGATTATGCGTTAGAGGTTAGATCAGACCGCGGCGTAAATCTGCATTTTTGGGTAGAAAATGCAATTACAAGCTGTTACGGCAGAGTTATCGGCCTGCTCACACCTGGCGGCATAGCTCGTAGCACAAAACAGGATATGGAAAAGGTAGAGGCCCTATCAACACGTGAGGTAGCCCCTATTACTGATGACCTTTGGGCCACAAATGGCATAGCTGCAACAATTAAAAACGTAGCTGATGCCTTAGGTGCAAGTGTGATTGAGAGTAAGCCTGAGTGCAAGCACGGGCCGCGCGTTTGGCGTGAGGGCGTAAGCGCTAAAACAGGTAAAGCCTGGGGTAATTACAGCTGTACAGAAAAGAGCAAAGCGACTCAATGCGAGCCGTATTGGTACGTCTTTACAAGTGACGGCACCTGGAAGCCTCAAATATGACAAAACAACGACTTATTAAAATACTGGTTGTGTTTGAGGTTGTAGCTGTTCTACTAATGCTATGGGTAAGCTTCAAATGAGCGATTATTCAGAGATCATTAACGTACAAGCTATGACAGGCAAGCTACTTAAAAACGGTGAGGTTATAGCTGAGTATAAAGTAGAAACCTGCGACAGGTGCAGCAAGATTAGCCAGCTTGATCCTTTTGGCTATCAGAAAAGCCACTCTAAAGAAAACC